CGCCGCCGCCGTCGATGCGCGGCATTCCGGTCAGCATCACCTACACGTCGATGATGAAGATGGCGCAGCGCAGCGCCCAGACGGCCGCGATGGAGCGCACCTTCTCGGTGTTCGGCAGCCTCCAGGAAGCCGCACAAGCGGCGGGGTTGCCGGGGCCGATCCGAATCCTAAATCTCGACGAGAGCGCGCGCGAGTACGCCGAGTTGATGGGCTTTCCGGGAAAGTGCATTTTCAGCGAGAAGCAGGTCGTAGCGATGGACGAGGCGGCAGCGCAGCAGAAGCAGGCTGATGAGGCCATGAAAGCCGCGCAGGTGGCCCAACCTGCCGTCCAGGCGGCGCAAGGGCTGTCGCAGATCCCCGCCGGTGGCGGCAACAGCGCGCTCGGGCAGATGCTGGGCAATCCGGCTGCCGGACAGGGCCAGCAATGATCTGGTATTTCCTGCGCCCCGCGATCCATTTCCTCGCCATGCGGGGGCTGGAGATCATATCTGAGCGCATGGTGGCGAGCGGCGGTTTTCGATCGAGGAGGTGGCGCTATGAAGACAGATGAACCACTCGTGATAATTACGTTTTGGAGAGGCGACTCCATATCGGAGATGCCACGAAATGAGTTGGAGCGCGCGTTCGCCGAAATTGCTGGTCTATACGTTGATGCGGCGCAGAAGCTAGTGGATATTGTTATTAAAGGTGTCTCTGTGGGTGCCGACGATATAGTCATTCATATGCCTAAATAGGACGGGTGATGTCCGCCATGCAAGAAATCGAGATTTTCTCGTGTTTGAGCGAGAACTTCAGTCTCGCGGCCGAGCGGTGCGAGCAGCTCGCGTGGCACCCGCGCCGCGGCTTCGTGTACAACGATATGCGCAAGAGCCTGCGGCTCGTCGAAGGCGCGTGTCGGCAAGCGGCGCTCTATCGCGACGATACGCGGTGGCTGCAATACGGCATGGCGATGGGTTGGGCGCACAAGAAAGCTGGCGCCTGGATGCGATCGAGCGCGACCAAGGATGCGCGCAAGGTCGTGCATCCGCTGTTCGCCAAACTCGCCGACACGCTGCGGATGCTGGCGCACGAGGCCGAGCGGCTGAAAACCGCCGCGACCGGGCGCATGGGCATCATCCTGCCGGACGAGTTGCCGGGTCCGCATCGCGACACGCGGCCCGTGCAGGTCATGCGGCCGAGCGGGTTGATCGTCCCGGCGATCATTCATTGAGGTGATGGCATGAAATTCCTGGTTGTTGCGCTTGGGCTGACGTTAGCTCCGTCGCTCGCTTTCGCACAATCCGCGCAGTTCTGGTACGACCAGGCCGCAAACGCTGCGGCAGCGCCGGCACCGGCTGCACCGTTTGATCCGCTGCCATCGGCACATGACGACTACATGGACGTTCCGGTGCCGGCTGGGCCGAACGAGGAAACCCAGCGGCTTCAACTCGATCTCGATGCCGTGCGGGCGCAGCGCGATTACGACGAGGCGAGCCGTCCTTACGGCAGCGATGCCGGCCGCTGATGACGACGCAGCGCCACCGCTGGACGAAGACGAGGAGTCGCGGCCGGCGAATGCGGCTGATCCGGCGTCTCACAAACGCATCCGCGACCGAGCCAAGCGTGAGCGTGCCGAAGCGGCCCAATTCTGGCAAGGCGTCTTTGCTTCTGAGGTGGGTCGCCGCGAAATGTGGGCCATCCTCAACGCCTCTGGAGCCTTTCGCGAGCGGTTTGCCAACGGGCCGAACGGATTTCCCCAGCCCGAGGCCACGTGGGCTTACAGCGGCGAGCAGCGCATGGGGTTCCGGCTGTACCTCACCTGGCTTGGGCTTTGTCCAGATCACGTCGCCGTTATGCTGAAAGAGCACCATCCGGCGCTGGCGGTTGCGTCGAAGCCGCGCCGCGCCTCGAAAGAGAGATAGTAATGCACGACGATCAGGTATTGCGGGCGGACTGTATCAGAATGGCGATAAGTGCCGGCCCAAATGAAGAAGTTAATCAAACTCTAGCCCGAGCAGAGTTATACTTTCGGTTCATCAAAGAACCAGATCCTGCCGCCCAAATGGCGCGCAAATACATCCTTGGATCTGGTTCGGAAATACCAGGAGAGTTGCGGTGGAACGGGAAATAGCCTGTGTCTGAGCAGCACGTTGACACGCCAGCCACGGCCGCTGTCGAACAGCCGGCAATTACTCCCGCTGTCGCCACGCCAGAACCGGCGGCTGCGCCAGCGCCGGAGCCTGGCGTTGCGCCGGCACCGGTTGTCGAGACGCCAATCGAGCCCGTCCCGACACCGGAAGCCGTAACAGAGGCGCCGAAGCTCCATACCGACGAGGCTGGCCTATTGTCGGCCGCGGAGCCGGCGAAGCCCGAAGACAAGCCGGCCGAGCCTGCAAAACCCGCCGAAGCCGAGCCTGCGCCGGTCGAGGAGATCAAATACGAATTCAAGGTTCCAGACGGGTTCGAGCTGCCGCCCGAGCCGTTGGAGAAGTTCACGACGCTGGCGCGCGAACTCAAGATCACGCCAGAGCATGCGCAGTCGCTGATGGATCTCCACACCGGCGCCATGCAGGCGCTGGCGGACCATACGTTGGCACAGCAGCACGCCGCGTTCGGCGAGATGCGGCGCGAGTGGCGCAACCAAATCATGGCCGACCCGGAGATCGGCGGCGCAGGCTTTCAGACGAACAAGGCGGCGGCTATTCGGATGATGCAACTTTTTGTGGCACCGGAGCGCCGCCCAGCTTTCGACAAGGCCCTCCTCGATACGGGTATGACCGATCATCCCGAGATGATGCGCTTCCTTGTCAACGTGGCGCGCAAGTTCGACGAGCCAGCCCCCCCGCCGCCCAACGCCGGAGGGCCGCCGGTTGGTGCCTCTGGCCGCGCGCCCAACCGCGGCAGAGCGCTTTCCTACACGCATCCCCGCGGCGGCCGGAATGGATCGGGACCGGGCTAATCGCCGCACTGGCCAATTGCCCCCGCACATCGGCGACGAACTCGTTATCGCGCGCGCCAACGACGTGCCGTGGAAGACGCTCGAATGGCGGCATGGTTACGGGCGCACCCAGCTATGGAAGCTGTGGCGCGCCGCAATGACGCGAAAGCGCATGTGGGTCCACACCAATGAGCCAGGCATTCTTTCGATAAGTGAACATTCGCGCGCGGCAAGTGAACATCCCGGAGGTTGAGTTACTGGCCTGATCCGGTTTAGCGACAGGAGGTGCGCTAAATCAGGAAGGGCCGCAACTAATGGCGACCGGGCAGTGGCCTACGCTCTTTGACGTTTCCAGCCGGCTTGACCCGCAAGGGCGCATCCCAGAGATCGCCGAGCTGCTGAGCCAGTCAAACGAGATTTACGACGATATCCCGTGGGTCGAGGCGAACGGCAAGACGCGCCACGAGTTCGTCTTCCGCACGTCGATGCCGGGCGGCTTCTTCCGCTCCTACAACCAGGGCGTCCCATACTCGAAATCGACTACCGGCAAAGCCAGTGTGTCGGTCGCGAGCTTGCAGGATTACAGCCAGGTCGACATGGAGCTGGCCGAGGACAGCGGCGACCCGGAAGCGTTCTGTGAATCCGAGGATATGGCGTTTCTCGAAGGTCTTTCGCAGACCGTCGCGGAAAACATCATGTACGGAAATTCGGTCGCCAATCCGTCGTCTTTCATGGGTTTTTCGAGCTTTTACAATACCAAAAACACCGCAACGGCCCAGAACGCGACGAATGTCATCGACGCGGGCGGAACAGCATCGTCCAATACTTCGATCTGGGGCATCGGCTGGTCACCGCGCACGACTTTCGGGGTTTTCCCCGAGCGCTCGAAGGCCGGCCTGACGATGGAGGACAAGGGCAACACCGTACCGGCCTACGACAGCCTCGGTAATCGTTTCGAGGCCTATACGGTCTGGTTTCGCCAGCGCATCGGCCTTTGCCCGCAGGATTGGCGCTACAACGTCCGGATCGCCAACATCGACACCACGTCGGCCGGGCTCGCCGGGCCGAATGCGCCCGATATCTTTGCCCTGATGGCCGAGGCGGTCTTGCTGCCGCCGGCGCTCGGCAAGTTGTCGGGCATCCAGAAGACCGATGCGCCGCGCGATCCCGGATCGAGCGTGCGGTGGATCTGGTACTGCAACCGCACGTCGCGCCACTGGATGGACATTCAGTCGATGCGCAACCGCAATGTCTTGCAAGACATGACGGACTACGCCGGCAACCCGACGACCGGCTGGCGCGGCGCGCCGATCAAGCTCGTCGACCAGATTCTCGTCACCGAAGCGCAGGTCGTTTGACATGATGCTCGATGCAGCACTGACTTTTGTCAGCCCGAACGGGCCGCCTCAATCGGTGGTTGGTGCGGCCGGCGCCGCGCTCCAGCTTGGAGGCGTCATCGATTTGCTCGGCCAGGGCGTCGGACAGGCGCCGGCCAACATCATCGGCAACGCCTCATTCTTCGGCCAGGACACCAACACCGGCATCTGGAAACTCGACTTCCAGCTCGGCATCGGCACGTCTTTCGCGACCGGCACGTCGGCGACCGGCAACTTCGCCATTCAGGTCGCACCTGACACAGGCTCGGCCGGCGGATATCTGCCCGGCACATGGGAAACCGCGGCCGAGACGGGCGCCAAAGCCGCGTCGGAGCTTGTCGCCAATACGATCATCCGCATGGCCATGCCGCCGGCACCGCCCGCGACGTTGCGCCCACGCTACATGCGGCTGCTCCTGTCGGTGCCGAGCGCGACCGACTTCACGGCCGGAACGGTTTCGTCCGCCTTCTTCGTGCAGGGCCGCGACGATTTGCAGAACAAGCAGGCCGCGAACAATTACGTGGTCCGCTGATATGCCGC